AAACATTGGAGATTTAGTGGTTCAACAATGACTAAAGGCGATACGTCAATGACATTTGCAGAATGGGATACACAAGAAATCGAGAATGAAAAGAACGATACCACAAATTAATAATTAATTCCATTTTCTTCTTATTAGTCATGGTCAGGAACAAAAAATGCTAATGACAACAAACAATACTTGGACTAACCTTAATCAAGACGGTAGAAGGCTGGAAAGAATCATCAAACTGTGTGAGACAAACATAACAAAGGCTATGGGGGACAATCCGTCACAGACTGACCATGATCTAGTATTGGCATACATAGACAGATTAGTAAAGGCAACCACGCAAAAGACTCATGTGGTTGATTTGGTATTAGGAATTTCACATCTAAGGAAGGTCGCAGAGAAGCAACTAGATCAACCGAAGGTGATGCTTAAATGAAGAATCCATCATTTCAAGAAGACGTTGAGACACTAAGATCATTACTGCCAACAAACGACAAAGAGATTTCAGTAGATTTCCCACAGTACAGAGGATTATCATTTAGAGAGTTCTGGGAGGCACTACCAAACAAGTTGGAATACTTTGACTATGAGGAAGACATAGCCCATGAGTTAGAGTGTCACAGAAAGATATGGGTAAAAAAGGCAACAGGTCTGGGAGTGACAGAATTCTTTACAAGGTGGATAGCATGGAACTGCCTAAAAGATGACGTATGGAAGGACAGTCAGGTAGACGTATCGGCAATAATTATCACAGGAGCAAACCAAGATTTGACCAACAAGGTCGTAGGCAGGATCAAGAACCTGTTTGACGTAGAGTTTAAGACCAAAGAATCACTTGTAATATTGAACGGCTGCAAGATAGAGGCATTTCCAACCAACCACCTGTCACCTGCAAGAGGACTAAACCCAAAGATTGTACTGCTTGATGAGGCTGATTTCTTTCCTAGCAGATACCAAGACGAGGCACGAACAGTGGCAGAGAGATACATACCAAAGACCAATAGCTATATCGCGATGGTATCAACACCTAACCTGCCAGGTGGACTGTTCCAGCGTATGGAAGACGAGTACGAACTGTTAAGTGAGAAGGACAAAGAGGATTTCTATGTAATGAAACATCTTGACTATACGGTAGGGTTGAACAAGGTATTTAATCCAGAAAATATCAGAGTAGCCAAACTAAGCCCATCATTTGGCAGGGAATACCAGCTCATGTACGGTATGGGATTAGGTGACGTATATGAAAACATTGACAACATTATACAGGAATATGATCTTAACATTATTGGCGGCAGAAGTGGAGTCTATGGTGATCCTGCATTTGGATCATCAAACTTTGGTGTGCTTGGTGCAGAGGTAAGAGATGGCATACTATACATTACAGAGGCTAACGAATTTCCACGACCGTCACCGTCAGCCATGCTTGACGTAATAGAGGATATGGCTCACAGATACAACTCCAACTGCAAGATAGACTCGGCACACCCTGGATTTATTCGTGACCTTGAGGAAAGAGGAATACCTGCACTGCCTATCAACTTTGGATTACAGATAAGGGATCACGAGTCAGCAAACGTTCAAAGCCTAAGAAGCAAGATGGCTATCAATTCAGCACAGATGGTCAAGATGGGAAAGGTAAGAATACACCCCAGCCATACCAAACTAATCTCACAGTTAAGATCAGCACAGTTTGACAAGCGTGGTGGAATCAACAAGGAAGAACTTAACTTTGATATTGGTGACTGTTTCATCATGGCGTGTTGGGATCTAAAGGAGTTTGACTATGGACACTATGACATCATGTCAGACAGGCTGGTAAGACAAGACGACACCGAAAAGCCTAAAAGCAAGGGTGGAATATCATTAAATACAGAGGTAGTTGAATGAGCAATATTATGACCAATGATGAAAAGTTACAGGAGTTTATCGTAAAGGCGACAGGCAAGACCATAGGCAGATGTTCAAAGGTACAACTAGCCACTCTCTTTGCCAATTCATACGCTGAATATGTAAAGGCATACAAGCAAGGAAACGAACAGATTGAACAGGGCTATGTGTTATACAAGGAAAGAGATGATAAAATTATAGAGATAACAGAGGCAATAAAAGACCTGGATACCATACCAACGTCAGTAATTACTACCATTATTGAGGCAAAGCCAAAGGAGAAAAGTGACTAAGGATCATCATGTATGCAAACACTGTTCAGAATTCAGAGGCAAGAGATACTATCGTGAAGGGTGGATACTGACCTATGAATAACAACCCAAAGACACAGGAGGAATTAATGCTATTATATGTAAAGTCAGTACACACATTGTTAGACGCAGTTAAGCAAAAAGAAAAAGATCTAAAGAAAACAAAGGACAATGATCCTAAAACCGTATTTCACTATACGACAAGATTGGTTCAGGATTGGTTCAGAAGCAAGGGTGGCTTACCAATACCCGATTAATTTATTCTATTATATAAAGAATAATTAAGAAATACATTATGAATCCATTATTATTAAATCTGAATATTACTTCCGTTAATAATTGTGGTAGAGTATAATTGGCATACGGTCTTTATCTTATAATGGATCAGCCAAAATGGTTCAGAGGGGATTTTAGCGACACAAACAAACTGACAGGAACAATCTATACTGATACAAAATTTACAAGAAAGGCAAACCTAACAGGATATACGATTACAATCAGACTAACAAAGAATCACAGATGGGGTGACTACTTCAACAAGACAGGATCAATAGTGTCCGCAACAGGTGGCACGTTTTCCTATGCTGTGGCAGAGAATGAGATACCACCGCCAGGATTATACAACGTAAAGATTGAACTTTCCAAGTCAGGAGCAAGGGAATCAACATTAAATAGACAGGAACTAATGGTAGTAGAAGGAGCAACGGCATGATTGACGCAATAGGAAACCCAATTAACTATGACATTCAGGAAAACATTATACAAGAATCCAAAGTGCCACTGGCAAAGATAGTAAGATCAGACTATCAGCGTGAACAGCCAATACAGGTCACCTTTGAACAGCTTATCAAGTATCACGACAGGACACCGCAGTTACAGATAGCAGTATCATCTTATTCGGAACTTATCACAGGAACGGAAATGAGTGTCACCTGCAAGTCAGACAAGGCAACGGAGGTGTTAAACGAATGGATAAGAAACGCAGATTTCTATGACAAGTTTGAAAACATGGTCACAACCTGTCTAATCACTGGAAACTCAATACTTGAGAAACTTGACGAGAATGACATACAGGGCGTTGAGGAAGTGGATATGCAGACCATCATATCCAAGAAAAGAAACGAGTTTGGCGAACTGCAATACTATGAGCATAGAACCAATCATGGTCAGACGGCAAAACTGGGCGAGGGCAAACTTGGCAAATTTATCGAATTCAACTTAACAAATTACAGTAAACAGGCATGGGGAAAATCATTATTCTATTCACTGGCAATTCCTAGAACAATAGGAAACAGAACGACAGCACCGTTGATTGAAATCATGTGGGGTGTTGAAGATGCCATGTCGGCAATCATTCTAAACAACGCATATCCGATTACCACAATTACCTACCCAGGTGCAAGTGATCCATACCTTGAGAAAGAGGCAGTAAGATGGCAAAAGTACAAGCCAGGTGACAAACGTGTACAGAAGATAAAGCCTGAGATAGAGTTCTTTGAGACGGCAGGAAACAGCAAGTACACAGATTACATAGAACACTTGGAAAAGGTATTCGAACTGGGAACGCAATTCCCACACGACATTATGACAGGTGACTTTACCAGCAGAGCAAGTAGTGAGACAACTGACAACATTGTAATGAAAAGGGTTAGAGGCTATCAGAGATATTTGGCTAACAAACTAAAGGTTGAACTGTTTGACAACATACTAATCCAGAACGGATATGATCCAGAGGTTGAGGAATGTAACGTAGCATTTACTTCACAGAACATTATCGAATTGGAGGTTGCACAGATCAAGGATCTTACTACTCAGGGCATTATGACCAAAGGCGAGTCAAGAGAATGGCTAAGATCCAATACTGGAATGGAACTACCTGACGACAAGGAGATCCAAGCCAGTCAAGACGCACAGGCAACGGTAGCCAAGAACGCACAGGACATTAAGCAGGAATATTTTATGCAGGAAAACATGAAGCAAATATCACAGGTAAGAGCAACGCCAAAAGTAACGTGCAAGATGTGCAAGGAAGGACAACACGCACTATGCACCAAACGAAGATGTGAATGTCAATGACGGAATTTGACGACTTGACCAAAAGAATCCTGGACAGGCTGGACACCTTTGAGGACAAGATAGAGAAACTATGTGAACGACTGATGAAGGTGGAGTATGAACTGAACCACCATTTCAAAGACATAGAGGACAAGCAATCAAACAAGGATCGTAAATTCTACATCGTAATAGCAGGTATGGGAATTCTTTTTACTATGATTCAAGTGTTACAGAACATTATTTAATATGATTTAAATAGGGATTAAATAGCATTATAACATAGCCGTCAGGGAATCAACTTGAGTTGTGTTTCTAGATAACCTGAAAAAGTTATCCCTCTTAGGCTACCAACCAAGACGTATTGCGTGAGCATACCACAGGTCTTGTTACCTGTCATTGAGGTTGGTATTTTCAATCAACTATTGTTGACCTTATTAATTTATATTGAAGTAGTTTGGTAATAAAGGTATGAATAAAGAAATAACAAGAGAAGATTTCTCTCCTAACCGTAATGTAAGAATATGCAATCAAGGTTGTAGAAGAAAAGCAAACTTTGGTGTAGGATATGGTGGAACATATTATGAGTCAAGATGTCAATATCATATAAGAGATCCAGAAATAGGTGAGATAATTAGAATTCCAGAAGAAATACAATGATACCCAAATATCACACTATATGCCCTAGATGTGAAAAGGAGTTTCTAAACCCCTGGCAAGAATGTGATGAATGTATTGCAAAATTCTATCCAGAAACTTGATCATTTAGTTAATTATTTTAAACCTTATGGGTTTATATTAAGCTAGTTTGGTTATAAAGATATGAATAAAACACAATTAATAGAACAAATTAAAGCAGAAAAAGAAGATATTGCAGAATTTAGCAAAGCCCTAAAACTAGCAAGAGCATATAAAAAAATACACCAAGAACAATTAAATGATATTATTGCAAAAGAAGCAGAGGAAGCAGAAATGGAGAGAAATCAAGCAATATTACAAGAGTGCTTTGATAAGGAGTTTAAACAATGACACCTAAGATCCTTCCTTGTTACAGATACAAAGATAGAGTAATGGCTAGAAAACTAGACAAAAACAATTACCAACCGTTAAGCTTAAAATAAAGCTTAATGGTCATATCTTAATAATACTTATAATCACTAATATTAACAATAATTATTGAATTTACAGGCTTATACTTCCGTTAACGAATCTGCTCACATTACAGGCGTGGCACTTATCCCTAGAATATCCAGGAATAACAATCTTTATACTAAACAGGAATTGGAACGCTTTGATGGCGTTTCCGTTCCGCTTAACTGGGAACATGATCCGTCTAATGTCATTGGACAGGTTACATTCCACTACAACCCAAGCCAAGAAACCGTCTATTACGAGGGTGATATAACAAACGAAGCTGCCGCAAACGTGGCACGAAACAAACTGCTATTCACCAGCATAGAGGCAACACCGACAGACGTACAGGAGATATGCAACGGTGATTCAGATTGCTTTGCCATGCCGTTTGGATTACGCCCAGAGGGATTGGCATTGACTGAGACTCCTGGTGTACCTGAAACATCTGTCAAGGTCATTGAGAATTACATCAAAGAATGTAATCACCATGAACTAGAGGCTAACGCAGTAGCCAACGTAAAAGGTGTCAGTACGACTGACTTTATCAACTTTAAGAATCAAATCATGGATCACCTACACGTTGAAGTATGTGACGATTGTGGCAAACTACACTCAAAAAAAAACTAGAAAAAGACGATACTAAAAAAAACGATAATGATTGGATTACTGTCAATGGTGTCCATATACCCATCAAACCAGGTCAAAACAAAGATGATGTTGTTAAGAATTTCTTAGACAAACAAAAAGATAAAGAGCCAAAAAAAGATGAACCTAAAACAGATCCTAAACAATCATTACAAAAAAGAGGTGTTAAAGGTGATGATCTGTTAAATCAATTAGATAATATTGATCATTTTAAAAATTCAGGTGCAAAAGTAAATAATGACGCAACTGTCACAGTATATCATTATACAAATAGTGATACAAAAGATATTATTCATAAAACAGGTAAAATGAAGGGTGCAGAAGATGGGGTGTTTTTTACTACTAAAAAAGATGGTGACGCTAAAGACTTTGGTAATTCACTAATATCTGCAAACATACCAATAGAATTACTAAATCTTGATGATGATTTAGGTGATGAATTACATTTAAGAATACCAACAGATAAGAGAGGACAAAGTGTAGATGTTAGTAAATTTTTAAATAAAGAATCTAAATGCCCTGATTGTGGTGAAGATGTAGCCCTTAGTGGTGATCACAGCAGAGCAGACATTAAGAAAAAGAAAGTTGCCAAAGTGCCAAGAGGATTTGAATTCAAGGAAACGTTAGACGAACACTGGCTTAACATAATTCAAGAGGTAAGATTCAGAGCATTTACTCACTCATCATCATTCGTAGGGAACGTAAAGTATGATCAAGATGAACAGTCTATGGAAGTAATACTAAACGGCAAGACCTATGATTTCTGTAACGTATCAGAGAGACTCTTTGACTCCTTTGAGGGTGCGGACAGCAAGGGAGCATTTTTCAACAGGGAAATCAAAACCTTACACGATTGTTAGTCCTTATATAAGTCACATTTAAAGAATTAGTTATGCCTTGCGACTGTAATAAAAAAACAGAAGCTGACGATAATGAATGTCCAGAAGGACAATCATTTGATGTCTCTCAAGGAAAATGTGTAGCTAAAGAATCTGCATTTGGTGATCCAAAAGCTGACTCTACCATTGGCGATCTCGCTGGTGAGGGAGCAGACGTAGGTGACAAACAAACAGTAGAGGGCTGTCCAGAAGGACACTCTATTAATCCTGATTCAGGAGTTTGTGAACCAGGTGCATCTGCTGACAAAACTGATAATATTGGTCAAACCAATACATCTATTGCAACAGAGAAGAAACTAGCTAGCATTGAAAAATCCTTAAAGGCTCTTTCAGAAAAGAAACCAACTGCACAAGTAGGTTTAGATGATGGAATACACTCATGGAAAACAGTAGCAGAAAACATGGCTCCATCTTTAAGAAAGTTTGGTAAATTTGAGTTTGACATTAATTTGGAATCTCTCAGATCAGTCAACACCAAACAGACTAGAGATAGAAGCGGTCAAGTTACTGAATCTTTCAGAGCTTCCCCATTACAACTACAAGAAGCAGTAAGCATATCTGGAACACACGCAACACAGGACTTAGACACTGACGTTGCAATCGTTCCTGGCGGTTTATCTTTTAGACCTGTATTCGAATTCGCTAAAGTGAAAAAAATCGAGGCAGGTATGGACAGAGCAAGATTCTTCAAGACAACAATCCCAGCAAACGGTTCACAGACTGTTGGCTCTACACCTTCACAAGCAACACAAACTTTCACAGCAATCGAAGTCACACCTTCAACCATTACAGGTGTCTACCTAGTAGGCGACTTTGACGAAATTGAAAACTCCCCATTCGATCTGCTTCAAGCAATCGTAGAAGGAAGTGCAGCTTCATACGAAGATTTCGTAGCAACCGATATGTTGAACACCAAATCTGCTGAGGCAACTTTAACCGCAGGATTATGGATTCGTGCTGACACAGGAGCAACAATTACTTCAAGTAATGTAGCTTCCGTAGTATTTGACGAAACCGCAATCGCAGTGGCTAGAGAATATCTTGAAAATCAAGGATACCTTAGAGGCGGTATTAAACCTGTGGCTTTCTTACACCCACAACAATGGAGACAGCTAATCACTTCAACCAACGTAACATCATTGGCAACTAGATCAGCACCTGACATCTGGCTCAAAGCAGAACTTGAGCAATTTATGGGCGTTCAATTAGTTGTCAGTAACGCAGTTGAAGAAAAATCTCAAACTAACAACGCATACAACGCAATCATTTGCGTTCCAAAACACTCATACGGTATTGGAATCAAAAGAGATGTGACTGTTAAAATGCACGAAGTTGGAGAGGACAACCAAGTCAGAGTAAACACTACTTGGAGAACAAACACAGGCGTAATAGACGCAACATCAATCGTTAGAGTTTCATCAACAGTCTAATCAGCTTAACTGATTTATTTTTTATTTTTAACCATTAAATAAGGGAACATTCCGCATTGTTGTAATGACATGGAAAATAACAGCAATTCTAGCAATCCTGATCGTATCAGGTGTTGGAATGGCACAAGCAGAAACTTCAACGGTAGAAGTACCATTTGATTCACATGGACAGTCCTGCTGGTATGATGATTTAAACATTGAATTTCATTGTACATGGCAGGGAGTAGTTGAGAAATTCACAATCGAGGATCTTGAGGAATTCAGAGACATTCTTGACGAGACAGTCTACAATGAGGAACTCAAGAGACTTCAAGAGGAAGCACTTGCAGAAATAGCAGAGGAAAAGGCAATCTTATCACCTAACGAGAAGACCATTCTAGCAATAGAAAAGAAACTCAACAGGGGAATAGCAACTGCATCTGAAAGTGTCCTTATGAACCTGCTAAAGGAACTTAACACCTGCAAGCAGGGAATGGACAACAGAACACAGAATATCCAGACCGCAAGAGAGTTTGAAATCAGTGACTTCCAGTTATGGAGTGTCAACAACGTCAAATACGAAGGCGTTCTGGGCGAACTTGCTATGGCAATAGAGGAATGTGAAGCACAAGAACAGGTCTATGAACTTAGCGTGGGCTATCAGAACTTTGAGCATACAAAACAATACTCACTGGCAGACAAGTTCACACCTGACATAAAGTCAGTAAACTATGACAACCTACTTGCAACAAGCAGAGCCATTGATACAAGTCTAATCTGTGACAGCAACCAACACTCACAACAGTACAAGAAACAGTTCGGTTGTTTGGTATTGTATGACGGACTTGACGCAGAGGAAATCAAACGCCAAAACGAGATAAGATTTGGCACAGACGGTGTAATTGAATACAAGAGTCAAATCTTGACCGATTACATGGATTTCTTGAACAACTATGGTGGCAGACAGGCAACCGTTGAAGACAAGAAGGTACAGGAGTTAATCGCTGAACCAATCGCAAACGATATGATTGAAAGCAACAACTTTTACCAAAACAAACTCAAAAATGGGGATTAACCCCCTTTTTTATTTTAAACAAATATATTACATCATGTATGATATAACATACCACTACACTGTGATAACTTGATCGTAGTCACAAACTTAGATGATAGGTTTTTGTATCTTATCATCTATTATTTCCTTTATTTTTAAAATACAGTTAAAATTCACTATGGCTGGAAATTATTACGGGATAAACTCTTGCAAAGATCTTCTAAATATCGAAGTTACCGATACCGTTGATGATGAGTTGCTAAACCGCTTTGGAGCAGTAGCAAATCAGCATATTGACAACATTCTCAAGCAACATGACGAAAGAATACCGTTAAAAGTGCCTAGTATCCTGGCAGATGTTAAAATGGCAGCTAATTACTATGTATGCTCACTGTTCAGGGGTAAAAGAGGCGACAATGATACTGCCAAATTCTGGAAGGATATGTTTATCGATACAATCAACGGAATCATAGAGGAACGTTCCATTGAAGGGTTAAGTTATGACGTTCAAAGATTCAATGACAGGTACAGACAGGAAGATGTGTATAGACTATGGTAATTAATTCTAATATAGGACAAAATAGCAGGTTATAATATAATGTTTCAACTACCTAACTCATGGAATCTAAATAATAGAATTAATGAAGCAAAAGTTGATTCTTTTGAATCTTGGGCTGACAGTACAAGATACTTATCTGAACAATCAAGAGCAGATAATGTTGTAAGGGTTTTATCATTTCCAGAAGTAACACCATCTGGAAGTGTGGATATGATTAAGGAATTTGACTATACTCACAATCTCGTAACCAATGACGGTGAAATATTTTACGCTAAAAAAGGAGCAGGAGAAACACCTGCAACCAATGAAAACTTTGCATCAGGAAGATTTGAAATTGGAACAACTGCATATACGGAAGCAGAAACAGACACTTTTACAGATTTTGATGTAGGTGGATCATCTAAAATAGCCAACTCAAGACAAACTTTTACATCAACTTATCCTAAAACTAATGATACTGCTGACGCAGATAATACAGGAGATGGAACTGATGTTGTATCTTATGCAGTAAACTATTCAGCATCATCTTGGAATGACGCAAGTGTAGAACAAGGTGTTATCCATGACAATGCTTCCCCAGTATCAGCAACAAAACTATTATGCTCATTCAGCTTTACTTCTTTTGCAAAGACAGCTTCCGACACCCTAAAGATATTCGTAAATCACGCTTTCGAGAATCAATAACCATGAGCCTTAGAGCCATGTTTGAAATGTTAAACCGTCTAAATCATACACCGTCATACTCTGCACCAAAACTAGACGCTAAGGTTAAACATAAGGAATCAATTAACACAATATTAAGGAGGGTTGACTAATGGTAGATGTTAAGATTTCCGCATTAGGTGCAATAGGAACAGTAGCAGGAGAGGATTTAGTAGCAATTATTGATGATCCAAACAATACCCCTGTGTCTAAAAAGGCGACAATAACTCAAATTGCAACTTTCATTAATGCTAGTGCTATGACAGCCTCAAGTACAGCAACTTTTACTAACAAAACCTTTGATGTAGAAGGAACAGGCAACAGCATATCCAACATTGACGTTGCTGACCTTAAATCAGGTGTATTAGACACAGATATTTCAACAACATCATCTAGTGACGATACCATACCAAGTGCAAAAGCAGTTAAGACGGCAATAGACGCAAAAGCCTCAACCGTATCAGAATTAACAGACACTACAATTACGTCACTAGGGGACAACGAATTATTACAATATGACAGTTCATCATCTAAATGGATCAATCAAACTTTAGCAGAAGCAGGAATCTCACCTGTGGCAGGATCATCTAGCATAGTGACAGTGGGAACTATCGCAACAGGTGTATGGAATGGAACTGCAATAGCACAAGCCTATATCGGAGCAGATGCTATCAATGGCGATAAAATTGCTGACAATGCAGTAGATAGCGAACATATTACATCAGGAGCAGTAGATATTTCACACTTATCAGCAACAGGAACACCAGGATCAAGCAATTACTTGAGAGGTGACGGTTCATGGCAAACTATCTCATCGTCACTATCTGGATTATCAGATGTATCATTAACAAGTCCAGTTCAAGGACACATACTCTATCATAACGGATCAAATTGGGTTAATCTTGCACCAGGAACATCAGGATATGTACTAAAGACACAAGGAGCAGGTGCTAATCCTACATGGGGTGCAGGCGGTGGAGGCAATCACACAGAACAAGGATTTGATGTTTATACGACACACACGCCAACTGCCACAACATCTGACGGTGTTGCCTATATGTTTGCAAGAAAAATAGATTCAAATAATGACGGATTATACATTACGCTATGGAAGAATGGTGCTTCACAGGAAGTCCAGATTGCATAGTGTGATATAAATGACAGTTACATATCACGCAGGCAGAAGGATTCAAGGATTAGTAGCAGGTACAACATTTGCAGATAATTTCTTAACTGACAACTGGACAGATAATGGTGCTACTACCCATGTTACAGGTGGATCATTAGTATGGAACTCGGACACTACTGACAACGGTTGTTCTCTTGATATGCTTGGTTCAACAATAAGTGATACAGTATGGGTTGCAAGATTTAAATTTACTGTAACAAACTTTGATTCAGGAACAGGAAACCAT